CGACACGTGGAAGGTAACTGAACAACCTCAACCACTGCAAAGAATAAAGACAATATTTGATTGGAAAGACTACCCACAAGACTTTAAAGAGAAGCATGTAGATTACATTGAGGATGAATTTAGAAAAAGAGATGACGGTTTTTGGTTTTATAATAAAGGTAAAGCAACATATATAACAGGGACACACTATATGTACTTACAGTGGTCTAAGATTGACGTAGGTCAACCGGATTTCAGAGAAGCTAATAGATTGTTCTATATTTTTTGGGAAGCTTGTAAGGCTGATAAAAGAGCATACGGTATGTGCTACTTGAAAAATAGAAGATCTGGTTTTTCTTTTATGGCTTCAGGTGAACTTGTTAATCAAGCAACAATATCAAGTGATTCTAGGTTTGGTATATTGTCTAAAACTGGACCAGATGCTAAAAAGATGTTCACAGACAAGGTTGTGCCAATATCAGTTAATTACCCGTTTTTTTTCAAACCAATCCAAGATGGTATGGATAGGCCAAAAACAGAGCTCGCGTATAGAGTGCCAGCATCTAAGTTGACTAGAAGGAAAATTGAACAAGGAAGCGATGGCGAAGAGTTAGATGGCTTAGATACAACTATAGATTGGAAAAATACAGGTGACAACAGTTATGATGGTGAGAAGCTGAAACTATTAGCTCATGATGAAAGTGGTAAATGGGAGAGGCCTAACAATATATTAAATAACTGGAGAGTTACAAAAACAACACTACGATTAGGTAGTAGAATTATAGGTAAGTGTATGATGGGATCAACATCGAACGCTTTAGACAAAGGAGGAGCAAACTTTAAAAAACTATTTAATGGATCTGATGTCACAAAAAGAAACAGAAATGGACAGACTAGCTCAGGATTATATTCTTTGTTTATACCTATGGAATGGAATTACGAAGGATTCATTGATACTTATGGACACCCTGTCTTTGATACGCCGAAGGAAGAGGTTCAAGGACCTTACAATGACGTAATTGATACAGGAATTCTAGAACATTGGCAAAATGAAGCTGACGGATTAAAAAGTGATGGAGATGCTTTGAATGAGTTTTACAGACAGTTCCCAAGAACTACTGAGCACGCTTTTAGAGATGAAACACAAAACAGTATATTTAATTTAGCTAAAATATACGAGCAAATAGATTATAACGAAGAGCTAAATGCGCCACTAACGCAAGGTAATTTTCAATGGGTTAATGGGGTTAAGGACGGAAAAGTTATATTTTATCCTGATAATAAAGGAAGGTTTAAAATTAGCTGGACACCTAAGATACACCAACAAAATAACCATACTATTAAGAATGGTTTAAAATACCCAGGCAATGAACATATGGGTGCTTTTGGATGTGATAGTTATGATATATCAGGAACAGTGGATGGTAAAGGATCGAAAGGCGCTTTACACGGTTTGACTAAGTTTAGCATGGAAGACTGTCCACCGGCTCACTTCTTCCTAGAGTATGTAGCTAGACCACAGACGGCTGAGATATTCTTTGAGGACGTTCTAATGGCTTTAGTATTTTACGGGATGCCTATATTAGCAGAGAACAATAAACCCCGTCTATTATACTATTTGAGAAGACGTGGTTATCGAGGCTATTCAATGAATAGACCGGACAAGATATGGAACAAACTATCTGTAGCAGAAAAAGAGGTTGGTGGAATTCCTAACTCAAGCGAAGATATAAAGCAAGCTCACGCCGCAGCAATTGAAATGTATATACAAGATCACGTAGGTATGAAATCAGATGATACCCATGGTGATATGTATTTTTCAGAAACACTACAAGATTGGGCTAAGTTTGACATAAACAATAGAACAAAATTTGATGCAGCAATAAGCTCTGGTTTGGCGATAATGGCTTGTAATAGGCATCTTTACAGACCTAACGCAGAAATAAAAAGAGAAAAACTAAATATAAGTATATCTAAATATAAAAACCAAGGTGTGCGCTCTAAATTAATAGATTAAACAAATGGCAGAATCAATTACAAAAGGTTATTTCCCAAGTCAAGTCGTAAGCGACTCTGAGAAGGTCGGTCTTGACTATGGGTTAAAAGTTGCTAAAGCGATTGAACAAGAATGGTTTCAACGTGATTCTGGAACTAATAGATTTTATAACAACCAAAGTGAGTTTCACAAACTAAAACTTTACGCAAGAGGAGAGCAGTCAATACAAAAATATAAAGATGAATTATCTATAAACGGTGATCTATCTTACCTTAATTTAGACTGGAAACCAGTACCTATTATACCTAAATTTGTAGATATAGTGGTTAATGGTATGTCTGAAAGGATGTATGATATAAAAGCTTACTCTCAAGATCCATACGGAATGAGTAAAAGAACTCAATACATGGAGTCTATACTTAGAGATATAGAAACAAAAGAATTGATTGATTTTGCACAAGAGTCATTAGGTATATCTTTGCAAGAAAACGCACCAGAAACTTTACCTGATAGCGAAGAAGAATTAAGCCTTCACATGCAGCTTAGCTACAAGCAAGAGGTAGAAATTGCTAATGAACAGGCTATAGCTGTTATATTAGCTGGTAATAAATTTAATGAAACAAGAAAAAGACTTTACTACGATCTAACCACTATAGGTATAGCTTGTGTTAAAGATAAATTTACTACATCAGAAGGTATAAAAGTTGAATACGTAGATCCTGCTAATATAGTTTACTCTTACACAGAGTCACCTTATTTTGAAGATTTATATTATGTTGGTGAAGTTAAGACAATACCTATAAACGAATTAAAAAAGGAATTTCCTGGTTTAACTCAAGAAGACCTTGATAAGATAATAAAACAACCAAATCAAACTTCTCAATTTAGAGGGTCCACTCAAAACAATAGTAATGATAAAAATACAATAGATATATTGTACTTTAACTACAAAACCTACATGAACGAGGTCTACAAGGTTAAGGACACTATGACTGGTGGTAGTAAGGTTATATTAAGAGATGATAATTTTGATCCACCAATAAATGATATGGTTGGGGATTATGGTAAAATAGAAAGATCTCTTGAGGTTCTTTACGAAGGTGTATTGATATTAGGAACAGACAAATTACTTAAGTGGGAAATGTCTAAAAATATGATGAGACCTAAAAGTGATTACACTAAGGTTAAAATGAACTATAATATTGTAGCTCCTAGAATGTACAAAGGAAAGATTGAGTCTTTAGTGAAACGAATTACTGGTTTTGCCGATATGATTCAAATAACTCACTTAAAGTTACAGCAAGTACTAAACAGGATGGTACCAGATGGTATTTATTTAGATGCTGATGGATTGGCTGAAATAGATTTAGGTAACGGAACTAATTACAATCCACAAGAAGCTTTAAACATGTATTTCCAAACTGGTTCCGTTATAGGTAGGTCGTTTACATCAGAGGGTGATATGAACCCAGGTAAAATACCTATACAAGAAATAACAACTGGATCTGGTGGAGGTAAAATACCTGTGCTGATTCAAAACTACAATTATTACATGCAGATGATACGTGACACAACCGGGCTTAACGAAGCTAGGGACGGTAGCACACCTGATAGTAGGGCATTAGTTGGTGTACAAAAATTAGCAGCAGCAAATTCAAACACTGCCACAAGACATATATTAGACTCTGGGTTATACCTTACAGCTGAAGTAGCTGATTCTATATCATTAAGAATATCTGATATATTAGAGTACTCCCCAACAAAGGAAGCTTTTATACAAAAAATAGGTGGACACAACGTTGGCACATTAGAAGATATAAGCTCTTTACATCTTTATGACTTCGGTATATTCTTAGATGTTTCACCAGATGAAGAAGAAAAAACATTGTTAGAGAATAACATACAGGTTGCTTTAGGTCAACAAATGATAGATTTAGAAGATGCGATTGACTTAAGGGATATTAAAAATGTTAAACTAGCCAATCAGTTGCTAAAAGTTAGAAGGAAAAAGAAAAGAGAAAGAGACGAACTTCTACAAACAAAAAATATAGAGACTCAAGCTAACGCAAACGCTCAAGCACAGAAGGTTGCTGCTGAGGCAGAAGTACAAAAGAATCAAGCTTTAATGGCAAGTACAATGCAGCTTGAAGAAGCTAAGATGATGCTAGAACAAAAGAAAATGATGGCTGAAGCTCAAATCAAAAAAGAACTTATGAATCATGAGTTTATGATAAACATGAAGCTCAAAAACATGGAGCTTAATGTAAATAAGAGCAAAGAAACTGGCAAAGAAGACAGAAAAGATGAAAGAACTAGAATTCAAGCTAGTCAACAATCTGAATTAATAGATCAAAGAAGTAACAATAAAGCGCCTAAAAAATTTGAGTCAGTGGGTAATGACAACTTAGGTGGAATAGAATTTTAACCCATAACACTAATTATATAATATTATATCATGGCAGAAAAAAAAGAACCGGTCCAAGAACCTGTTGTAAAACAAGAAGCGGCAATCAAAAGTAGCGAAGCTATTACAGATGCTAAGATCGAAGCTCCTCTTAAAGAGGGTGGAGATATGAAAATTAAACCTACTAAACCTAAACAGTTAGCTAATAACGAAGCTGAAGAAGCAATTAAAATTGATTTATCTCAACAAAAAGAAGTGGTTGAAGAACCTGTTGTTGAAGAACCAGTTGCTAAGGTTGAAGAAGTAGTTGAAGAACCAGTAGCTGAAGAGGTTACGGAAGAACAACCAGTAGTTGAAGAGATTACAGACGAAAAAGTTGAAGAGCAAACAGAAGAACTACAAGAAAAAGTAGAAGAAGCTGTACAAGAAGCTCAAGACACGGCTGAACCATTACCAGAAAACATAAAAAAAGTTATAGACTTTATGAATGAGACTGGTGGAAGTCTAGAAGAGTATGTTAGGTTAAATCAAGATTACTCTAAACAAGACGATAAATCTTTACTTAAAGAATACTACAAACAAACAAAAAGTCATCTAGACTCTGATGAGGTTGATTTCTTAATAGAAGACAGCTATGATTACGACGAGGACGTCGATGACGAAAGAGACATTAAAAGAAAAAAGTTAGCACTTAAAGAGCAAGTTGCCAGTGCTAAAAACCACCTAGACGGGTTAAAGTCTAAATATTACGAAGAGATCAAAGCTGGATCAAGACTAGATCCTGATCAAAAGAAAGCTGTAGATTTTTTCAACCGTTACAACGATGAAATTAAAACATCAACAAAAGTAGCAGAGGAACAACAAACCACTTTTTTAAATAAGACTAATAAAGTCTTTAACGACCAGTTCAAAGGTTTTGAATATAAGGTTGGAGAAAAGAAATTCAGGTTTAATGTTAAAGATGGTGAACAAGTTAAGACACAACAGAGCGATCTTAATAACTTTGTCAAGAAGTTTCTTGATAAAAACAATGTTATGAACGACGCAGAAGGTTATCACAAGTCTTTATTTACCGCCAACAACCCTGATGCTGTTGCCAAGCATTTTTACGAACAAGGTAAAGCAGATGCTATCAAGGATAGTATAGCTAAATCAAAAAATATCAACATGGATCCTAGACAAGCACAGTCAAATGTGATTCCTACTTCCGGTTGGTCCGTAAAAGCTGTACCAGGTGACTCGGTGTCCGATTTCAAAGTTAAGATAAGAAAATAAATTTAACTAACTTTAAAAATTAAAAATTATGGCATTAGCTAGCTCGGGTGCCGCATTAGCGCACCTAACCCCGAGACCAAATAAAACATTGTTTGGCTCAAATTATTTATCAATCGCAGGCAACGATTTCAATTTCACAAAACAATTCCTACCGGAAGTTTATGAAAAAGAAGTTGAAAGATATGGAAACAGAACTATTTCTGGTTTCTTATCTATGGTCGGCGCTGAAATGCCTATGGCTTCTGACGAAGTTGTATGGTCTGAACAAGGTAGAATTCACGTAGCATACGACGATGTCGTAGGTACTGATG